GCTCCGCTGTCGTTACCTATCCCGCCACGCGCTTTAAGATTAGCCTCCATGTACACCGTGCCGCTATTAAAATACGCGCCGCCCGGCGCGACAAAATAACTTGGCGCTGAAATAGACGGATTGGAGGCAGCGAAAGTAATACCCCCGTTTATATTTAATGCGGTAGACCCTGCTGGGTCTACGTAGTAAGCGGTGTTGTTAAGGTCATAAAAAATAGGAGCACGGGACGAAGTAGGCGCAAATACATCGCCACCAGTATTAAAGTAAAACCAAGTTGAAGTCCTAGTCGCGTTATATCCGGCGTTAGTACCGCCAAACCATACTTGATTGCTAGTGTCGATGCCGATGCCCATGCCGATTTGACCGGCTCGGGTCATGCCAAAGTATGCGTAGTTTGCGGCGCTACTACGAGTTACAGATACGAACCCGTACGGGTCATTACCAGCGCCATCTGCACTAGCGCCAAGCCCCCCATTTACGAGCAGCGTATTTAAACTTGAAGTACTAGCAAAGTCGCCGTAATAAGCGGTGTTGTCGCTGTCGTAGAAGATGGGGGCGCGGGCGCTGTTCGTAAATTGGACATACCCATCAATCATTCGTAGGTATTGGTTATATGCGTTATTAGCGCTGTTAGGCGAGATGAAGTACACGCCGTTGCGGAACATGACTTCAACGCCGCCGCCGTTAAACGCCCCACTTGCGTTAGCAATCGGGTCTACGTTAATGCAGGGCGTAATAAGTCCTGACGTATCGCCGATTACAAGCGCACCGTACGAACTGCTGTATCCGTAGTACGAAGAATAAAACGCCTTCCAGTTAGTGCCCACAGAATTTCTGGCGTACATCGTGCCAAGAACGGAGGACGCAGCAGGGTCTACGTAGTAAGCGGTATTGTCACTGTCGTAGAAAATAGGCGCACGAAGCGACCCCGTAGCCTGCAAATAGTTGCGGTTAGTGGTGATGATTCCTGAATGGTCAATCGTCAGTGCGGTTTTTGAACCGGTGGCAAACGAGTCAGTCGTCGCCAAGTACATCTTGGTGCCGTAAGAACCGGACGACTGGACGTAGATACCCGCTTGTGCGCCAGAACTAGCCCATCCCCACGTAATTGCCTGTGCGTAATCAGGGGTAGCTTGGCCGGTAAAGTTAAGTGTCGTCGTGTTGATCGCAGCCGAACCGGAAGGCAGATTAATTGCTGCGGCACTCAGCGTCGTACCGTTAAACGTCAGGTTGGCCGAACCCGCAGCGACACCGCCGTTGTTGTAGATGACCTGAGTAGTCGAGCCAGCAATCGGTCCCGGAGGACCGGTCGGACCTGTAGGACCAGTCGGACCAGTAGAACCCGTAGGACCAATCGGACCGGTCGGACCCGTAGGACCAAGACCACCTGTAGGGCCAGTCGGACCAGTTGGACCTACCGATCCCGGAGGACCCGTCGGACCCGTTGTACCTGTTGGACCCGTAGGACCTGTTGGGCCAGTCGGGATAGTGAAGTTAAAGATAGCCGCGCTAGAGGAGCCGCTATTCGTAACGGAGGCTGAGCCACCCGCAGGGCTAGTCGTAGTCGTGCCGACCGCAATCGTCGCAGCCGCGCCAGTAGGACCAGTCGGACCCGTAGGACCAATCGGACCTGTAGCGCCAGTCGGACCAATCGGACCCGTAGCGCCAGTCGGACCAGCCGGACCAATCGGACCCGTAGGACCAGTTGGACCCGTAGGACCTGCAACGCCAGCCGCCCACACACCGTCACCACGCCAGAACGTACCAGACGAAGCACTCGTACCGCTGTTGAGATTCGTAACCGGCAGGTTGCCCGTCACACCCGTGCTAAGCGGAAGCCCCGTAGCGTTACTCAGCGTGACTGCACTTGGCGTACCAAGATTAGGCGTCGTCAGCGTCGGGCTGGTCGAGAGGACAACACTGCCTGAACCTGTCGAGGTCGTAACACCCGTACCACCATTTGCCACAGCAACCGGGGTCGTAAGGCTAAACTCCGTACCGCTGAGCGTAAGCCCCGTACCTGCCGAGTAGACCTGCGCCGACGAAATCTGCGTGAAAGTCAGTCCGGTCGTACCAAAAACAATCGTGCCATCGGTAGTCAGCGCATAAGTTTCGCCCTTACCGGTGTTGCCACCCAGAATGTAAAACGCGTCACCCTTACCAAGCGACGAAGTGCTAAGCGGAGCGTATTTATTAGCATCTGATGCACGCGTCAGGACCCAGTTCGTACCACCCGGATCAGGCGTACCAACCGTCGTAACAACGTAGACGCCGTTCTCAAATGCGTTGGTCTGGCTATAGATCAGAACACGATTGCTGACAACAACCGTTACACCGTCAACAACAAGCGCGGCCTTCGTACCCGCATTGACGAGCGTAGCCCCAACACCTGCGTTAGCAAGGCTCGTGATAGAAACAGCACCCGCCGTCAGCGTATTGACTTCAGGACCGTCAAATATCAACGAAAGCGTTATCGCCGTAGGACTTGGTACGGTCTTAACAAAGTACGCCGTACCCGCCGTGATGCCGTTCGTGGTCGAGCCAAAGACAATGATGTCATTATCAATCAGGCCGTGCGCCGAACCAGTATTGACCGTGTTGGTCCCGGTGATTGAAGTCCACGTCGGGGTCGTACCACCATTGGTATAGACCGCATTTAGATTGCCGACTGAATTTGGCGACTCGTAGTTGACCGGCGTATGGTAGGTAAGCCCACTACCCGCAATCGTATCGACGTAGGTCTTGTTGGCGATATCAATACCGTCGCTTGGCAACGTGTTTATCGTACCAGCCGTGAGAATCGCCGTACTGATTGTGGCCGTGGTCGCGCCAAGCGTAGTGAACGCGCCGGTCGAAGGCGTAGATGCACCGATGGGGCTATTCTCAATGGAGTAGCCCGTGACCTTGTTTGCCGCGTCTTCGTAGACTGCCTTGCCTGCCGGGTAATCAACAAAGACAGACTTAGTTCCTGCTGTGAAGGTAACAGCAGTGCCTCCGTTAGAAGAGGCCAGAATCGTATCGCGGCTTAGTGACGTACCCGCTGCAGTGTACGTACCGATACCAACTTCCCACTCAGTCGCGGACTGGTGAGCAATCGTGTAATACGTAGTGTTGCCATTACCAACAGCAGCGAACGACTGATAGCCAGATACAGCCCCGTCAAGGGTTACTGGACCCGTACCTGTCGTAATGGTCGTCTCATAGACGCGATCAGCAAGAATCAGAGCCATTTTAGGCTTCCGTCAGTTGATCTTCCGTGAACCAACGCTGCTGGGTGCTGCCCTCTGCATCGACCCACTCGACGAGGTAATACACCACGCCATCCTCGGTCATACGCATGGACACAACCGGACCTTCCGGTACAACAGCCTTGACGCGAACTCGGTCGCCTTTCTTGAACATGGGGTGCTCCTTAAACAGCATCGAGGCTGAAAGTATAGGTGACGTTAAGCGTGTCACCAGAGGACACATTGCGGTCTCCCGGCGACTGAAAGTCTGAAGCCGAGAACAGAATACCGAGCGAACCGCCCTTGACGTTGTTGCTGATGAGGAACGCCCCACCAACCGTCTGCGTCGAGTTGATGTTGAACTGAGCCGGGGAAGCCGAGTTCGTGATCACGGACGGATCGGCGTTCGTAGCAGAACCAAACACGCAAGCCGGACGAGTCGCGTTGCTATACGGAGTTACCTCCGTCCAACCTGCGTGAAGCGCAGCCGTATCGCCAGCCGCCGGATTGTTCGACGCCGCAGCACCGTAGAGGCCGATGTACCACGTAGCGTTATAGGAGACGCCCGTGAAGTACTTGTCGTTCATGTCCTGAAGACCGACGTTCACCACGAGGTTGTGGGACTCTGCCGTCCACTTCAGGTTGCCGTCCTTATCGCGGCACTCAATGTGGTACACGCCACCAGCACTAGCATTCTCAGTCGAGCCGAACAGGCGCTCAAGGGCAGCACCAACTGCATCTGCCGACTTAGCCTTTTCGTTGAACATCTCTAACTCCTTAAGTAAATCGAAGCAGCGCAGAACTGGAAGAGTTGGTCGGCATCTGCACCGTGAAGGTGTTCGTAGCAGTCTTGTCCGCGCCAAAACTCAGGACCGCTATAGACTTGTTGCTCTTACTCGCGTTGTAGATCAGACCCCCCGCCGACGTGAAGGCAGCCGGGTTCCACACCGCATCGTTGAAATCGACATACACAACGTTGTCTGCGGTGCTGATGGTCACACCGGTCAGCACGATGCCGCCTGCCGAGTACCCCGTCCCGCTCACTTCGTTAGTGGCAGAGTAGACCGTAGTGGCCTCGCTGAGATCCGCAGCACTCGTGTACAACGCAAGTTTAATCGTATCCGTCAGCAGGTTGTGTACCGCCTGCGGAAGTTCAGCCTTAAAACTCAGCGTCTGGGTTTGAAAGATCACGTGTTCACCGGAACCCTAGCCTGACCAGAACGATACGCATCGCGCCGGTTGAGGCCATCGCCAAGGCGGGTCAACTGACCAACGGCTTCCTGATACTTCTGCTCGTAGTACTGCATCATGTCGGCCTCACCCTTCAAGTAGGTGTAAGCCTCACGGAGTGTTCCGTACAGCAGAATATTCTCGAAGTTGTCCCCAAGCCACGACGTGCCAGCAGTGACGATGCTCTGCGGGTAGTAGTAATAATGCATCTCTACCTGATACGCAGCGTTCGGGGTCGGCCCCAAAATCAAAGTGTTATCGTCGAAGATGGCGTAATACTTCGGGATACCCGTATCGTCCGGGTCCGGGAAAGACTGCCGGATGAAGTTCACATCCTTGTCCAGCAGGAACTCCTGCGCGTTCGTAACCGGGTCAATCACAGTCAAAGAGAACGTCGCCAGCCAGTCACCCGGCAGCGTCAAGTACTTGTTGTTGATACTCAACGTGCCGATCTGATTGCGACGGATAGCCGGGATCTGGACCGAGTTATAGATCCGCTCTTCCGCAAGTTGCACAAAGGTAGGGATGTTCGCTACGAACGACGTTTCAGTCGATTCGCAGTACTGCTGTACCAGTGTGGTGAGCGTTGCGTAGTTCATTAACTCCAGCCAGCGCGGACCTTGCCGTTGTTCTTGAGGTTGATCTGCGAGACGAACTTCCTGCCCTTAGTAGCAGCGCCAGCACCCTGCATGTCCATGTGAGTCACGCCCACATTGATATCCGTCTCCGGATAGCCGTTCTCGCCCGTAGGAGCGCTGTTCGGCTCAGGCTGCTTGTACTTGCCAATCGGGTTCATGTCCCAATCGAAGAACTTGAAATCAGGCTTACCCATGATGATTACCTCGGGCCAGACGAACCGCGCATCGGGCTGCGCTGATTCATGACCTTAGCCATGCCACGACCGTACTTCTTCATCTCGCTGTTGGTCTTGCCACCAGCACGCATGCCTTTAACAGCCGGATCAGGGTGAGCACCCTTACCCTTCGCCATATGCTTCTTCAGCATCGCCTTCGTGTCCATCTTCATCTCCTAGGTCGTTACGACCGTTACATCGCCCACGTATCCCTTGGATACGAGATAATTCGGGGTCAGCCCTGCATCATCTGCGCTAGCCCCACCAATCGGGTTCCAGCCCCACTGGATCATTCTACTACCACCCGCGCCATCATTGCCGGGTGCAAAATAAGTTGTGTCCGGACGGGGGTTCCGGATGGCCTGCGGGTCGTCCACCGGGTAGAGGCCCAGCGACAACTGCGGCTGATCAGGCTCCCAGCACTCCGGGCAGACCAAGATGTTCACGTTCTTGGTCTTGATTACAAGCGACTTGAGGTCCTTCAACTTGTAACGCCACCCGCAGCGGTCACACTGCGAGATAGCATTTTTACCGGATGCAAACCTATTGGGCATCTCAGTACCCGCCTAAGAACGACTGCCGGGGTACAAACCGTACCGCTGCCTTCTCCCGGTCCTCGCCAGCCGCCAAGTCCCAAGCCTCGTCATACTGAGACTTCAAGACCGGTATCCTAGACTCAGCCCCCGGAATCTTCATCGAGAGCATATAGGCCAGCCCCGCCACCATGCAGGGCAAGAAGCGGAACGGGATGTCCTGACCGTTGCCGCCATTACCCACATCGAACATTCGGCGTAATCGGGTGTAATAAAGGGTGTACGGGGTGCTGTTGTCGGGCTTCGGCCACACCGTGAACTGCGGGTAGACCACCGCACCAGCCGAGTCCGTTGCGCCCGTACGCCGGTTGATCCAGATCTGGATGGGGCGACCTGTTGCGTTCTTGTTAGGGATAGCAACGTAGGTGCTGGATGAGATACGGCTGATGTTGATATCAACCTGATTCGTGCCCGTACCCGTGCGGATTACATGGTCTAGCAGGTCCACCGTGTCGGCAGGGAGGTCATAGGTACCGACGTTGTAGGTCAGGGCATGGGTGCCCTGCTCAAGGGTCCAGAGGTTAATACCCCGGTTGGCCCAGTCCATCAGAAGCAGGGACAGACTACGCTTCGCCGTACGCAGGTCGTAACCGCTACGAAGTTCCGCACCACAACGCTCGAAAGCCTCTTCCACAATGGTGTTGAGGTCGAGATTGAAGTCAGTTGTGGCTGTAGTCTTATCGGCCATTACTTCTTACCCTTTGTCCGCTTAGCGGAAGCGGCTCGTTTTAGCAGCAATGCCCTTGGGTTGCTTGACGAATTGCTTGCCTTGGGCTTTGCCTTTTCGCTTGGCGGCAGAAGTTCGGGCGTACTCAGCAGGGCTGAGAGCCTTGATCGCAGCCTCTGGTAGGTATCTTTCACCCGTGTCAGAAGATCGTTTACCACTTTTCGTTCTCCATTTCTGCTGAGTCCAAGCCTTGAGGGACTGTTGTGGGGCTTTCAATCGCGGTATCCCCCGCCTTTGGCCTTATAACTCTTGGCAAGCAACTGTGCTTTTCTCGCGCTCCATTGCCCTGCTGCAGTGCCCTGCACAGCCCGTCCCTTGATCGACTTGAAGAGGCTCTCGCGCATACCCGGCTTGGTGTAGTTCCCGGCCTGATTGACCTTGCTCTTCACCTTGCCGCCCTTGGCATGACGAATCGGCTCACCCGTGCCAATCACG